TTCAATACTATGCAGTTATTGAACTCTCAAACTGGGAAAGGGGTAAGATTGATGAGATCCCTTGCGCTGCAAGGGTTTGAGAGGTTCGGGCTCTGACGCTAGCTAAAGCGGGTGCGAACGAATGACCCATATGAGTTGAGTGTGGAAGGACCCGTTCGTGTCATCGCGCGGTCGCGATGGCTTTGTCGAGCGCAGCACTGAGCAGTTGATTGAAGTTGCGCTGCACGATCTTCTCGCCGATGTCTTGAATGGGGAAGCGGCCTGTGTAGCGCGGTGCTGCTGATGCTGCGATGAAGTAGGGGAACAGCTGCTCGCGTGAGCGGCGATAGATGCCAGGCGGTCTGTTGCCGCCCTTTGGTGTGCCAACGAAGAATCCGCCGCGCTTGTTGGTGGTGCTCAATCCTTTGCTAATGGATCGCAGGGTCGCGAGGCTGACGTTGCCTGCGTCTGTGGTCTTAACCAGGGAGGTGGGTACCAGGGCGGTGCCCGGGGGGATGGTGCCGTCGTTGTCAGCGCCAGCGAAGTAGCGCTCAAAGCCCTTGGCTACACGTGATCCGCCTTGGATGCCATAGCGGAGGTAGCGAGCACGGTTGCGGCCCTCTTGGTTGTTGGCGAAGACGTAGGCGGTGAGGTCGGCCTTCTTTGACTTCTGGACGAGGAAGGCGGACTGGGTGAACTTGACGGGTGACTGGAAATATTGGCGTGTTGCGCCGTTGAGCGATTGCCGCGCCTTGAAGGCCACGTCGTTAAGCGCGACGGAGGTAGCAAAGGGCAGTTGCTTGGCGACGGCAGCAGACCATCGCGACGCCTGCTGCAGGCCCTGCTGATCGATCTCAAGGGTGATGGCCATGGCCCAAGGGTAGGCGGAGCGGAGTCATTCCCCTATTGCCAAGCTGCCAACCTGCCAACCTCGCGCGAAGACTGACGCGCGAATTGGCGTGGATGGGATCAACTGTCAACCTGCCGACCTTGTCAACGTTGCCCCTATAGCTCCTTTTTTCTACCCTCTCCCCTTTTTATTAAATCCTTTAGAAAGGTTGGGAGGTTAGTAAGGTTAGGGGAGTCGCTGCGCTGCAATGGATCTCGGCCTGCCAACCTCTCCGCTGAGGTTGGAAGGAATACCCATCTGGAGCGTCCATCGACCCATTGGCGCTGTTTGGCAAAGCCGAGCTCGCGCATGATCGATGCGACCTGCATCTGATCAGCGCGACCTTGGCGCTCGACTGGTTTGCTGATTGCTTCGGTCAGGAGCAGCTCGCTGGTGATGGGTCGGCCTTCATTGCGGGGTGAGTTGAGCCACTCCTGGATGGCGGCCTTCCATGGGGAATCGACGAGGTAGGACTCGTTTTCGGCGTCGACCTGTGCGCTGTGTTCGCGTGAGAGGTGGTTGGGTTCACCTGCGCGGTATGCGGCGACGGCTGCGGACCAGATGGCGTCACGTTCGAGCAGCAGGCCATCTACGGGGATGTGTGGCGCTGCTGTGATGGGTATGACCCAGAACCGCCGGTTGCCGGTGTCGTCGACTAAGAAGCCGGTGTCGCGGTTGGTGGAGCCGACGATGATCGAGCGGCGTGGGTATGCCTCAGTGGTGCGCTGGTATGGCGCGCGGAACATGTCGGTCTGTTGGGTGAGAAAGGCTTTGACCTGGCCTGCGTGCTTGCGGTTGGTGATGTGATCGAGCTCGGCCCATTCCATGAGCCATGAGCGGTGGAGCACCATGAGATCGTCTTTGGAACCGATGTCGCGTAGGGCATCACTGAACCAAAGGCCGCCGAGGTTGCGCCAGAAGGTGGACTTACCGCAGCCCTGGGGGCCCATCAGGACGCAGGCGGAGTCGTGCTTACAGCCGGGCTCGAAGATGCGGCGTACCGCTGCGACCAGCGTGGCCTTGAGCATGGCGTCGTAGAGGGTGCCGGGTTGATCTGCTGGGCGGAGGTAGGCGGTTGCGATGTGATCGATAGGAACGGGCTGCACGTGATCAGCGACATGCTCGAGGTAGTTGCGAACGGGGTCGTATGGGTTCTCAAGTGCGACGACGTGGACGGCATCAGCGGCTAGGTCTTTGGTGACCTTGACGCCCTGCTGTGAGAGCTGCAGGTAGAAGTGCTCGATGTGCTCGAGGGGCTTTTCGTCGAGCTCGATCACCTTGGTGAACAGGTTCCAGCGGAGGCGATCGCCTAGCTGCTGACGCAGGAGCTCGAGAAGCTCATTGGATTCGAGCTTGAGGAGCTTGCCGTGAGCTGCGGTAGGGTTTGGCGCGCTGCGTTGTTGCGGCGGAGATGGCGGCTGCCCGGCTGGAGACGGGCGGCTTTTCTCATGGCCTGCTAGGTGCGCGAGGGTGCCGATGCTGACACCACCAGCTGCTGATGAGAAGGTGCGCCATTTCGCTTCGCAGACACCGGGCTCGAACTTGCCGGATGCGGTGGACCAGCTGATCCAGTCGGACAGGAGCGAGTCATCACCGACGCTGTGAAGCGCCATGCCAACGCGCAGCCATGCGTCGTAGTCATCGGCATCGGCTGCTGGGATGGATGCGAGGTAATCGCGTGCGCGCTGTGCGTCGGTATCTGGTAGGCGCAGCAGCGGCGCGGGGTCGGGCTTATGGCGCTGCATTTGCTGCAGCAGGAGTGAGGGCGCCTCAGCGAGGGGCAGATCACCCGGTGCGCGACCTTTAAGCCAGCGGTAGGCACCGGTGATGGGGTGAGCACCTGCGACGACGGACTGACAACCAGACCAACGGAGCTCGAGCTGCTCACCCTTGATGCTGCTGCGCAGCTTGGTGGTCTTGATGGTGGCCCAGAAGGGTTCTGGGACTTGATAGATGATCTGAACGCGGCCATCACGGCCGGAGGTAACGGCCCATGACTTGGGTAGCTCACGCAGTGGTGCGCCGATCTGCTCGAGCACCTCGGAGGCACCCAGACCATCGTGATCGACGAAGAGGAGGCCACCGGACTGCGGGCCAGCGATCACGCCGATGGCTACGGCACGGCCGGCGTTGATCTCAGCTGTGAGCTGCTGGCGGGAGATGGGGTGCTTTTGCCATTCAGGCTGATACGGGCGCTTGTCGTTGCCGACTGCCACCAAGGCCCAATGGTCGGGGATATTGGCGAGCTGGTGGAGGAGATCGGCTGCCACATGGCTACGGAGAGGCCGGCAGAGTTTGGCAGAAAGGTTGGCAGGTTGGTAGTTATCTCAGTAATTCGTTTGCGTCTTGCACTGAGCGGGCGATGCCTGCGATGCCACCTGCGGCCGATACGGTGCGCTGCCAAGCGTGCTGCTCGGGTCTGACGCGACCATTGGGCAGCTTGATTTCGATGGATGTGAACACGGCGATGCGCTGCCCAACCATCTCGGGCGTGATGGTGACCGTGCGCCAGCCGATCAGGTCAGCGGAGCCGCGGGCTAGGCCGAAGGTGACGAGGCGGCCGGTGCGTGGATCGGGGAGGGCTCCGGTCTGGTTGCGGAAGAGTCTCAGATCAGATCGCGTGCCAACGGCTAGGCGGATTTGCTGCTGGAGGGTGGTCTCAGCGTTGGCCACGGGCGAAGTAGACGTGCTTCGCCCATCCAACAGGATTCTTCATGCCTCTGGCTTGCCCGAGGTGGATCAGCTCCTTGAGCGTGCGGGCTTGGCCTTGCTGCTGGCGTTGCTGAGTGCGGCGCTTCATCTCTTGCAGCTCACCTGCCAGCTCACGGATCACACGTGATTTGATCGGCACGCATTGCGCGCCACAGACCGGGCATTGCGGCTGTGGCTTAAATGCTGCGAAGCATTCGGGGCATGTACGTACAGATGGCGCTGGTGTGCCCTTGCTGCGGCGCATACGGTCATCGAGTGACCAGTCGCGCGGATCATCGGGGAAGCCATGCCAATTGACGTTGCCGACGTGATCGAGGATCACCGCGTGTTCTTTGCCAGGCGCTGGACGCAGGACGCGGCCCACCTGCTGTAAGTAGAGGCCGAGCGATTGCGTGGGCCTGAGCAGGATGGCGCAGCTGGCGGCTGGGACATCAAAGCCCTCGCTCACTACGTCGACGGTGACGAGCACGCGGATGCGATGTGCTGCGAAATCGGCCACCACCTGCTCGCGGTCTGGAGTATTGCCTAGCAGCAGTTCAGCGCCAATACCTGCCGTCTTAAATGCGTCGCACACTGAGACGGCATGGGCGACATTGCAGCAGAACGCGATCGCTTGCTGGCCTGCTGCAAGGCGCTGGTAATGGCTGATGGCATCACCAGTGACGGTTGGCCGATCCATAGCGGCCGCGGCCTGATCGTTGGCGTAATCACCACCACGGGAGCGGATGCCCTGCAGATCAGCGACCATTGGCGGTGCATAGATCCGCGCTGGCGATAGGTAGCCAGTGAAGATCAGATCAGCCACTGATGGGCCGAGCACCATGGTGTCAAAAGTGCCGCGCAGTCCGCAGCCATCTAGACGGCATGGCGTGGCGGTGACACCAAGACGGTAGGCGTCTGGCCAGTGATCGAGGATGCGCGCCCACTGCCCCGCAGTGGCGTGGTGGGCCTCATCAATGATGATCAGCGTCGGTTGCCAGTCCAGCCGGCTTAGCCGGCGCGCGAGTGTCTGGATGGATGCGATCTGCACCGCGTGATCAGATGGCGAAATGCCTGCGGCGATGATGCCGTGCTCGAGGCCGACCCATGCGAGCTTGCTGCTGGTCTGGTGGATCAGCTCACGGCGATGCACCAGTATCAGGACGTGACGGCCTCGTGCTGCGGCATTGGCTGAGATCGCGGCGATGATGCAGGTTTTGCCGCCGCCGGTTGGCAAGACCAGCAGCGGTGCATTAGCGCCCGACTGATAAGCCGAGCGCAGATCATCAATGGCGCGGTCTTGGTAAGACCTCAGCTGCATGGCAGCAGCTCCGCCTGCTTTGCTGATTGTGCATTGGTCAGGTTCTTGACAGCGCAGTTGAAGTAGCTGGGCTTCAGTTCAAAGCCAACGAAGCGCCGATCCATCTCAAGGCTGCAGTAGCCCTCGCTGCCGATGCCGGCAAACGGCGACAGCACCACGTCGCCTGGGTTGCTCCATAGCTGCAGGCCGCGGCGGATCACCTCCAGCTGCAACGGGCAGATGTGACGCTCATCCTCATTGGCGCGTGCGCTGCGGTATTGCAGCGTGTCTGATGGGTTGATATCCATCCACACCGGACTGGCGTAACGCTGCCAGATGTTGATCGAGTCCTTGATCGGATCGCCGCTTTTGGATGGTGGATTCTCACCGGCAAACTCAGTGAACGGACCAGCCACTGGCTCGGGGTTGTCGCCCAGCTTGCGCACGGTCACGAGGTAATCAGGAATGCCCTGGCGGCTGAGTGCTGAATCCTTACGCACTTGCTTGTGCAGCAGACCGATCGCCTTGGTGCGCTGCATGGCGGTGACGGGATCCTTCCAGATGCACACCTCGCTATGGAAGACAAAGCCAGCAGCCTGGAAGATGCGCAGCATATCGCCGCGGAAGTCTTTCACACCGATGAAACCATCGCGTTCTTTGCTGCTGGGCAGATTCATGCAATGGAAGCTGATCAGTCTGCCAGGCATCATCACGCGGTGCAGCTCACTGGCAAGGAATCCAAAGTGATCAAAAAACTCCTGCTCAGTGCGGCTGTTGCCCATATCGCGGTCGCTGTTGCTGTAGGTGTAAAGCGACGCGAATAGTGGGCTGAAGATGCTGTAGTGGATGGAATTGCCGTCGAGCTGCTTAATGCTCTCCACGCAGTCACCCATATACATATCCCATCCATCACCGGACTTGTGCTCAGTGATGTGCGGCGCCACTTGGCGTTGGATCTTCTTGAGTTGTTCCATGGTTTGTTGCTTCATGATTTCAACCATTGATTGAGCCATCTGGATGCTGTCCGCTTCCTTGCGGCGGATGTTGTCGATCACGCGGCCTTCTGCCACGTCGTAGATGATGTGAGCGTTGACGGGTTGCTCTTGGCCAAATCGCCAGCATCGACGGATGGCTTGATAGAACGCCTCGTAGCTGTGCGACAGTCCAACGAATGCGACGTTGTGGCACCGCTGAAAGTTCAGGCCGAAGCCAAAGATGCTCGGCTTGCTGACCAGTACGCGGATCTTGCCGTCTTGGAAGTCAATGGCGGCCTGCCGCTTGTGGTCGTCAGAATCCGAGCCTGACACCTCAACCGCGCCATCAATGGCAGCGGTGAGCGCCTTGCTCTCATCGTTGAGATCACACCACACCAGCCACTGCTCGGTGTTGCTGTTGGCCAGCTTGGCGGCAGCGGCCACGCGGAGAGCGAGCGATGCCTTGCGCACCTTGCGTTGATCGTTGAGCGTACGAGCCTCCATGGCAAACAGCGCCATCTGCCCGTCGTCACCTGCTGTTGCCTCGCGTGGCGTCTCAACCGTGCAGTCTTGGATCTGCAGTGCCGGCAGCACGAAGTTGCCGTCCTCGTAGCCAAGGTCTGATGGCTTGCGGATGGTCACCGCCCAGCTGCAGACCCACTCCCAGAACTTGTCCCGCGCGTGACCCTTGAGCCGCCACTTAGCGGTGTCGCCGCCGTCATGCACAAAGAACATGGCCAGCATTTCGGTGCGGGTCATCACGCCGATGAACTCAGCATGGTTACCCAGCTCCATGTGGTCGTTGGGTGCTGGTGTGGCTGAGCAGGCCAGGCGGTATGGAGTGAGGCTGAACGACTCGATGATCTGATTGCGGATCTTGCCCGTATATGCCTTGAGGATGCTGCTCTCATCCAGCACCACGCCATCGAAGGCGGATGGATCGAAGTGGCTCAGCTTCTCGTAGTTGGTGATCGTGATGCCGGGCTGGACATCAGCCTGCGTGGCGGCAAAGCTGCAGCTGATGCCGAATTTGGCACCCTCGCGCACGGTCTGATGCGCAACGGCAAGCGGTGCCAGCACCAGCACGTTGCCTTTGGTGTGCCGGCAGACCTGTGATGCCCATTCGAGCTGCATGGCGGTTTTGCCCATGCCGCAGTCGGCCCAGATGCAGAACCTGCCAACACGGCAGGCCATGGTCACGATGTCCCGCTGAAAGGGGAACAGCGGAGCGGTGAAGGATGCCGGATCGAATCCTGCTGGTGGGCAGGCGGTTGACTTGGAAGCGAGAAAAGCGGAGTAGTTCATAGGCGGATGGATCGGGCTGGGTATCCCAGCGCTCGGTAGAGTAGCGCAGCTTGCCGCAACTGCTAGTATTTGGCCGCAACTGCCCGCAACTATGGACAACACTGCGTACCACGCGCATCCGGCCGTCTCAAAGTCTCACCTGGATCTCATCGCGCGATCAGGGCTGCACTACTGGTCGCGCTACTTGGATCCGAACCGCATCACGCCGGAGCCATCTGCTGCCATGCGCCTTGGCACTGCGTTGCACACGCACGTGCTTGAGCTGAGCAGATGGGATGAAGAGATCGCCGTAGCGCCTGCCATGGATCGCCGCACCAAGGCCGGCAAGGAGTCCTATGCAGCGTTCGAGACCGCTGCTGCTGGCAAGACCGTGATCACCGCCGACGATGCCGAGGTGGTGATGGCCATGGGGCGCAGCATCATGCGCCATCCCGGTGCTGCAATGCTGCTAGGGCTGCCGGGCAAGGCTGAGACCACGCACATGTGGACAGACGCCACCTATGGGATGGAGTGCAAGTGCCGGCCGGATTGGCTGACTGATGACGGCAGCATCATGGTGGATCTCAAAACCACCAGAGACGCCAGCCCGCGCGGCTTCATGCGCAGCATCGATGATTACCGCTACCACGTGCAGGCAGCTTGGTATCTGAACGGGGTTGAGCAGGCCACCGGCAAGCGCCCGGATCAGTTCATCTTCATCTGTGTGGAATCGACCGCGCCATATGCCGTGGCGGTTTATGCCGCTGATGAGGTAATGACTGATCGCGGCTACGAACAGGCATTGAAGGATCTTGGCAAGCTGGCCACCTGCCGCGCTGCTGACAGCTGGCCGAGCTACAGCGATCAGATCGAAACCATCAGCCTGCCGGGCTGGATGACAGGCGCCAGTGGCGCGCAGCAACAGCTCACCGAGATCGAGATGTACTGATGACTGAATCCACAGCACTCACCACCACGCAACCGGGAGGCTCAGTCTTTTCCGGCATTCAAGCATTCGAGGATGCGCAGCGTATCGCCAAGGCCCTCGCCAGCAGCACGCTGATCCCGCCGCAGTTCCAAGGGCAGCAGGGCTTTGCCAACTGCCTCGTCGCGCTCGAGATTGCAGGCCGGATGGGCATCAGCCCATTTCTTGCCATGCAGCATCTGCACGTGATCCACGGCCGCCCATCGTGGAGCAGCAGCTTCATCATTGCGATGGTGAACGGCTGCGGCCGCTTCAGCCCGTTGCGATTTGAGATGAGCGGTGAAGGCGATGGCCTGGCCTGCTATGCAGTGGCCACCGATCTGGCCAGCAGCCAAGAACTGAAAGGGCCAACGGTCACCATGGCGATGGCCAAGAAGGAAGGATGGGCCACTAAGAGCGGCAGCAAGTGGCAGACCATGCCGGAGCTGATGATCCGCTACCGCGCCGCGGCCTTCTGGGGTCGGCTATATGCGAGTGACATGCTGCTCGGTATGCAGAGCCAGGAGGAGGTGTTGGACGTGCAGCCAGTAACAGTGAGCGCAGCACCGGCAACCACAAGCGTGGCTGATTTGAATGCCAAGCTGCAGCCCGAAACATCAGCCGCTGCAACGGATGACGATGAGATCTTCTGACTACTTAACCGCCACGCAGTTATGCCAGCGGTGGGGTGTCAGTCGTGACACGCTGCTGCGATGGCGCAAGACCGGCAAAGGGCCTGCGTACTTCCGCACGCCCGGTTTCGTGCTCTACCCCTTGGCCGAGGTGGAGCAATACGAACAGGCCAACACCATCAACCCCGGAGAACAATGAGCTTCAAGCTGAACCTGGCGATCTTCAAATCCACCAAGCCTGAGAGCAAGGTGGATTTCAGCGGAATGATGAGCGTGAAGGTGGAGGAGCTCGATGCGTTCTGCGCATTCGTGATTAGCCAGACTCCAGATCAATACGGCAGCGTGCAGGTACCGATCAGCGGCTGGAAGAAAACCAGCAGCAAGGGGCTTGCCTATGTGAGCGCTGTGGCGCAACCGCCAATGGGATGGGAGCCGCCGCAGGCTGCTGCTGCTGCTGCTGCTCAGAGCTTGGCTGCCGCCACCGATGGCGTGGTGGCGGAGGTGATGGAAGAGCCGTTCTTCTAACGCCCCATCAGCTCGCACTCAAGGCGGGCGATCTCATGAACGGCCTGCTGCAGCAGCTGCTGCTGATAGCAGGCTTGCTTCAAGAGCGCCGCGGCCATCACGCCTGCATCTGGACTGGCAATCAGGGTGCGGGCTTGTTTTTCGATTTCAAACTGCTGCTCAGCTGTCAGCTGAACTGCCATCCATTCACCGAAATTCATTCCGTTTGGGGCGCAGTGCCCCCATGTTGCCCTTGGACTGTCCGAAGTGCTCAAGCACGACCCTGCGCGTGCCGATTACAAACAACCGACTGAGCGATCAAGTTGTGCGCCGTCGCCAGTGCGCGGAGTGCGGCCATAAGTGGTTCACGGTGGAGATGACGGTGCCGGACTACGCGGTCGGCTGGAGCGTGGCGCACGGGCACAAGCCGGTGCTGCGAGTGCCGCTGGAGCTGAGCACCGGGCACACCAAGCTGCGCGTGGAGGCGGTGGAGGAACGCGACCGCTGGGGACGTAACGAAGTGTGACAGCAGCGGTGCACGGTGCGCGGCCTACGGTGTATAGTGGTGACACGAGGGACGGGGATCCCTCGCTAAACAATCTCCCCCGCGGAACCGGGTACACGACGCGTTACCACGAGCCCAACACGCCCTAAGTAAGGCTGCATCGCCGGTTGGCCCGGCACACCATTGATCCTTGAAAACCGAATACTCGCGGGCGTCGTCCCGCTCCGGTGGTGGCCTTCACCCGGCACCCATGAGTCCCGCCGGGGGCTCACCCACCAACCGGAGATCCCATGGACGACATCACCCGCAACGCCCTCGCCCGCGAGGCCGAAACCGCAGCGTTAATCGCTGAGGTGGACGCGGCCTTCGAGGCGTGGAGCCGCTCCACCGAGCAGCTGCTCGCGGTGACCCAAGAGGCCATCGCGCTGGCTGATTCGATCGAGCACGATCTGGGCAACGACCAGGCCGTGCTTGAGGAGTGGTTCTAAGGGCACCGCCCCTTCGGGGGCACAAGGATTTAGGCCATAAGCCGGATAGCGCGCCCCGGATCCTCCGCTGTGGACAAGAGAGCAGCCAGCCACTACCGCCCCAGCGAGCTGCGATCGCAGGGGCACACCTATCCATTCCAGCCATGATCGCCACCACCCTGCTGCTGATCTGGAAGCTGTTCCTACCGCTGCTGCTTGTGGTCGCAGTGATCGACTGGCTCACTGCCAGCGACGATCGCCGCGTCCGCGTCCTGCACCGCACCGGTTTGAGCCAGCGTCAGATCGCCTACCGCCTCAACATCACCCGTTACCGCGTCCGTGTGGCGCTCGCATCATGATCAACCACATCAACAACGCCATCTGCTGCCTGATCGCCGCGAGCGTGTTCGCCATGATCGGCATCGAATCCGGCGCACATCACAGCCCCACCCACTCCGGCACGCAGCAGGTGGTGCGGCATGACTGACCGCCGCTACTACTTCCAGATTCCTAGCGCGAACGTGATCGACTGCGTGATGGCAGTCAGCATCACGGACGCCAAGGCAAAAGTGTTTGAGGAATACGGCCATCAATGGCCTGATCTCGAATGGATCAACACCGATACCGTCACCGAGTCGATCACCTATGGCTGATGTAAAAGGCGCCCTCTTCCAATGGCGCAATGATGAACATGATGGCGGCTGCTATGGCGAAGGCATCAGCCGGCCAGCAGCCAAGGCACGCACCCGTCAGTTCCGGCTGATCGTCTATCCGCAAGGCGCACGTCCGATGACATGGATCACACGTGCTGAGAGCAAGAGCCACGCAGTTCGGTATGCACAGAACCGCTGGCCGGGTGCCACGGTAGAGGTGGCGTGATGGTGCGCCACCTGCTGACTGCCGCTCTGCTGCTGGCTGCCATGCCAGCCCACGCGCGCTCGGTGACGGCGACCGTCTACGACGGCTGGTACCACGGGCGCACCACATACTGCGGCGGCACCTACCGCCACTGGGATGTGTCGGCGGCACATCCATGGTTGCCCTGCGGCACGCCGGTGCGCGTCAGCCACCGCGGCCGCGTGCTCACCGTGCGCGTCACGGATCGCTGCGACTGCTCGAGCCTGGACCTAAGCGCTGGTGCTGCGCATCGCCTTGGTGTGCCGCTGGATGGCATCGCCACCGTCACCATCGACCATCCATGAGCGACATCCGCCACCGCATCGAGCAGCTGCTTAGCGACACCAGCGCCTTCACCGCTGGTCAGACTGAGGAGCGCCAGCGCATCCGCCAGCTGATCGACATCCGCATCGACCAGCTGTGCAGCACCGTTGGGCTCCGCAACCGCCAGCAGCTCTGCGCTGAGCTGCTCCGCATCCGCCAACACCTCGAACCATGAACGCCCACCAGCTTGACCAGCAGCGCGCCGACATGATGGACGCGCTCTATGAACGCAGCGGCCGCACCTGCTGCACCTACACCGATCTGTGGCAGGAGTTCTGCGCCGACATCGCCGCCAACTTCCGCGACACGGATTACCCCGAGCTACTTGCCCGCGTGGTCCGTGCCATGGATGCCACCGAGTCGGTGTTCAGCCAGAAGCAGGCGCAGCAGGCGATCGAGATCTGCCGGCAGCAGCTGCTGGGAGACAAGTGGCGATGAGCCGGCCATTCAAGGCTGGCGAGGAGAACATCGCCGCGATCCTCACGCCGGAGCTGGTGCGCAAGCTGCGCCGGCTCCGCACCGAGGGGTGGAGCTACCGCCAGCTGGCGGCTGAGTTCGATGTGGACGAGAAACACGCATGGCGCATCTGCAAACGCATCGCATGGGGATGGCTTGATGACTGATCAGATCAACCCGGACCACTACCGGCAAGGTGGCATCGAGTGCATCGATGCGATCGAGGCTGCCCTGACGCCCGAGGAGTTCCGCGGCTATTGCAAGGGCAACATCATCAAGTACACCTGGCGCGAACGCCACAAGGGGGAGGCGGTGTCGCTGGCCAAGGCGCAGTGGTATCTCCGCCGCCTGCTCGCCAAACTGGAGGCATGATGCACCTGCCCGGCCTGAACCTGCTCGAGCGCGCTGCGCTGTGGGTGCTGGTGCGCAGTCCCCGCACCAGTCTGGTGGCGGTGAAGGAGCTGCACTGGCCAACCGTGTTTGTGGCGGCCAACCCGGCCGATCCGGTGGCGGCACACGTCACAGCTGGTGAGCCCGAGCCGGCCAGCATGACGCTCGAGCGTCTCTACCACCTGCCGAGTCACGGAGAAGAGGAGTGATCAGCCTGCACGGCGGCCGTCTACTGCTGCTGTGCAGCCGATCCGATCGGAACTGGCACGCGCGCATCGTGCTGGGTCCAAAGCCCGAGCTGCAGATCGAGGCCGACACCGGCACGGTGCAGCTGCAGGAGGCGCTGCTGCGGGCGCAGTCGATTTATCGCGCTGCGGTCACCAACCTGCGGCCATCTAATAGCCCGCGCATGTGTTGGGATTGCAAATACTGGGAGATGCGGCACCAGCGCTGCGGATTGGAGTTGCCAGAATCAAAGAGAAGCGGCGGCCGTTTCGCGGCCAGGTGTGAGCTGTATGTTCGGCCCGGAAGTCATCAGCCGCACCGAACGTGATGGCGGCTACATCGAAACGATCATGCCCGTGAAGGGTGAGGTGTATTACCGCAGCTGTGTTGGCGGCACCTGCAGGTACAGCAGCGATCTGTGGCAGGCAGAGCTGTACCTCGACCACCTGCTCGGCCGATGATGCTCCGCGACGTGCTGGTTCTGGTGCTCGAGTATTGGGCGACGTGCCTGATCGCGCTGTGGGTGTGCAGCAGAATTCTGCCGTAGCGTGATCGTGTTCCCGCTCTGCCTCGTGCATCGGGCTCACCCAGTCCGAGCCAATGGATAGGACGGCCGCCGCCGTTGCGGGGCGATGCGGGTTCGATTCCCGCCTGGGTGCATCTCAAAATGATGTGGCCGGTGGCTGGTCCTCACGCGGTGCCAGCCTGGTGCCCGCAGCCGGCCGCTACGGGATCGCCTAGATCCTCAGGAAAGGTCTAGGCCGCAAGATTAGCGCTGCTGGTGAGCCACTGCACGATCGCCCACTCGCCCAGTGCTGACCAGAACGGCTGCTGGCGGTACCAGTCCACCCATGGCTTGTGACCTTTGGAGCAGTTGCAGCCCATGCAACAAGCGACCATGTTGCTGGGCACCGTGAGTCCGCCGTGCGCTTTAGGGATGACGTGATCGAGCGTTGGACTGCGATCCAGATCCGCGCCGCAGTAGGCGCAGCGGTAGCTCCAGGCGAGAAGGATCTGATCACGCGCTGATCGTCGGGTGATCAGTCTCGTGCCATCAATGTGGTGTCGATCCACAGAGATCCTCAGGCACCGGCACGCAGTTCACTTCGATATCGATGATGTCTTCATCGGATCGGACATGCTCAGCGATTTGACTGTAGACATCACCAGGTATGTCATCGGCTGGCGTGTCTGATCGGATGAAGATCTTGGCGGAAACCTCTAGGTAGTAACCGGGCATGGGCTGGCCGCCGTTTGGCATACGGTAGCGGGGAGAACAGGATCGGCCCGCGTAAACGATTGTGAACGGGGCGCTACTGATCCGCAGGGTGCGCGGTCTGTGGTGTATAGTTATCTCATCGGGCACACAGCCCACCGCCCTCCAGACCATGAGCCTCGCTGATCTCTTTACCGCTCAACTCGATGAGCTCGCCGCAGCAGAAGCTGCTCGCGAAGCTCGGATCCTGCAGCGGATCCAACGCTGCAAAGCGCTGGCCGTTGAGCTGAACGACGGCGTTGATGTCACCGCGCTTGCCGCTGACCCAACACCGCACGCAACCACCGCCGAGCGCCTTGCGAGCGTCCGCTCGCTGTTGACCGAGCTGGAGGAGCTCACCGACTGACCACTACCGGGCCGCATCGGCGGCCCTCCTATCCTCCACCCATGCAGTACATCCTCCGCATCGGCCCGTGGCACGTCGGGCCGTTCACCACGCATCAAGCCGCCAGCCATTTCGCTGAAACACATGGCTGCGACGATTACACCATGATCCCGATGGATGATCCTGCCGAAGCGCCCGGCAAGAT